GAGATTGGCACAACAACCGATCAACTCTAAACATTGTGACCTTGAACTACAGCCTGCAAGCCCTGGAGCACATGAATTCCAACTTTGAACGTGTGTATTTTATTCCTGGGAATCACGACTTGTACTATCGAGACAAACGTGATATCCAGAGTGTAGAGTGGGCCAAGCATTTGCCTCGTGTTACAATCTGCAATGATTGGTTCAGTCAAGATGGTGTCACTATTGCTCCTTGGCTATGTGGCGACGATCATCGACGCTTGGCCAAAATGAGTGGTCAGTACCTGTTTGGGCACTTTGAACTGCCTGGTTATTTGATGAACGCAATGGTGGAGATGCCAGATCATGGGGAACTGCAACGAGATCAGCTTGGGGGCTTTGGTCATGTGTTCACTGGACACTTCCATAAACGACAAACCAAAAAGAACATCACATACATCGGTAATGCGTTCCCTCACAATTATGCAGACGCTGGCGACGACGAACGTGGTCTTACCGTACTGGCGTGGGGGCAAGAACCTGAATACCATGCATGGCCTGATCAGCCTACCTATAGAGTTTACGGTCTGGCCAATCTTATTGACAACGCTGCGTCACTGCTTCGCCCCAAGATGCACGTTAGAGTTAACCTAGACATTGAGATCAGCTACGAAGAAGCCAATTTCATCAAGGAAACTTTTGTACGGGAATACAATCTGCGTGAAATGGCCTTGATTCCCAACAAGTCAGCAGGTGTAGACGAAGACATGGCACCTGGAGAAGTCAAGTTTGAGTCGGTGGACCAGATTGTCACAGACCAACTCACCAACATTGAAAGTGAGTTTTACGACAACAAGCTCTTGCTGAAGATTTATCAAACACTATGATTTATTGTGTTTGGTACCCAAGCGGTGGCTTTGGACACTTTGTCAATGCAATCCTAACATTACATGGTAATAACTTTGTTCGACCTAAAAAATCTTTAGAATTTTCACCAACTGGTGATAGTCATAGTTTAGATTTAATTGTGCCCAAGTACTTTCACGAATCGTGGCCCGGTGGTATTGAGTTTGTTGATTCTAAAAATTATTGTGTGTTGATTGACAATGGAATCAACAATGAATCTGGTGAGTTTAAAAACACATTTCCCAATGCAACTGTGATTAAAATTTGTTATTCTGATCACAGTTGGCCAGTAGTTGCGCTGACCATGATTGAAAAAGCAATGCAAAGCAATATTGAAAAACAACTGTCAGTTGATCAATGGGACTCAGATAAGCCATGGGCACGTCGTGAAAAATATTTTTTGTATTTGCGAGATCACTCACTTCGATATGCATGGAATTCGCAGAACAAAAATATGCTACTCAACACCGAGCTTGATGTAGCTGAATTATATCAGGATTACGAGGAATGCCACGCTGTAATAAATTCTGTTGCAAAAACAGAAAATTTTTATAGTCTTTGGAAAGAGTGGCGGCAGGCAAATTCTAAATATATTGATCCTGTAATAAATGCAAAGAACATATTGTCTTTGGCAGCGACTAACCACTCTACAGACTTGACACACGTCAAAGACACATGGACTCAGGCAGTGGTGTACTATTACATTTGGCTAAGATACAACATTGAAGTTCCTCACAACGATTATTCAAATTGGTTTACAAATACCACTGACATTATTAAAATGTTAAACAAACACGGAGTTAGCATTGATTCACATTAAAAAACTCACTGTCAAGAACTTTATGAGTGTGGGCAATGCCACACAAGGTATTGACTTTGATCGCAGGGACTTGACACTGGTACTAGGCGAGAACCTAGACCTAGGCGGTGATGGCAGTCGCAACGGCACAGGCAAGACCACTATCATCAATGCGCTGAGCTATGCCCTGTACGGCAATGCACTCAGCAACATTCGCAAGGATAATCTTGTGAACAAAACCAACGGCAAGAACATGTTGGTGAGTCTGGACTTTAGTGTAGGCGGTCAGGACTACAGAATCGAACGTGGTCGTAAACCCAATGTGCTCAAGTTCTATGTAAACCACGAAGCACAAGCTGCCACAGACGAAGCACAAGGTGAAAACCGAGAAACACAGGAAGTGATTGAACGCATCATGGGCATGAGCCACGACATGTTCAAACATGTGTTGGCTTTGAATACCTATACTGAACCATTCCTGAGTTTGAAAGCCAATGATCAACGTGCTATCATTGAGCAGTTGCTGGGTATTACTTTGTTGAGTGAACGTGCTGATCGAATCAAAGAACTGAACCGATTGACTCGAGACTCAATCTCGCAAGAAGAATTTCGTATTCGAGCTGAACAAGAAGCCAACAAGCGTATTGAAGAGCAGATCGAAAGTCTGCGTCGCCGTCAAGTGATGTGGCAGAAAAAATACGACAGCGATCTCGAAGTCCTGGTTGGTCAGTATGATGAGTTATCCAAGATCAACATTGATGTAGAACTGCAAGCGCACCGAGATCTCTCAGTCTGGAGCGATCAAAAAAAGCAACAAGAAACCTACAACTCGTTGGTAGCTCGTAGTACTGCTTGGAAACAAAAACATCAAGCCGAGTTGCAGGCTGCTGGACGTTCATACCTAGACAAGAATCGCATTAGCATTGACATTGAACTTGCTGCTTGGGCACAACTTGCTGATTACACTCAAAAGTCCAAGGACATTGTTGATCTCAACAAGCTGATTGAACGCTGTGTGCAAGACGAGAAGAAAGAAGTCAAGCTGGTAGAAAAACTACGAGCTGAAATTGAAGAACTCCGGAATCACAAGTGCTATGCATGCGGACAAGACTTTCATGACGCTAATCACGAAAGTGTGTTGGCTTCAAAAGAAAAGGCCTTGCAGGAAGCCGCTTTACAGGCCTTGGCCACCAACACTCAATGGGTAGAACACACCGATGCACTGCTCAAGCTAGGTGAGTTAGGCACAAAGCCTGTTACTCATTACAAAACCGAAGCAGAAGCAATTCGCCATGCAAGTGAGTTGGCCAGTTTGAAACAAGCCGTAGATGCCAAGGAAGCAGAAGTTGATCCGTTTGCTGAGCAGTTGACAGAACTGACCGAAGTGGATCCAGGTACCCAACCTGTTACTCACTACGACACCGAGGCCGAAGCTATCAAACACAGCAGCCAGGTAGCCAGCTTGTTGGCACAGATCACCAACAAACATGGCGAAACTGATCCTTATACAGAACAGATCAACGAGATGACTGGCCAGGCTCTGCAGACTGTGAGCTACGATCACCTCAACGAACTGACTCGAGTGCAAGAGCATCAAGACTTCTTGCTCAAACTGTTGACTTCTAAAGATTCGTTTGTTCGTAAAAAGATCATTGACCAGAACCTCAGCTATCTCAACAGCCGACTCACACACTACCTGGATCGTATGGGCTTGCCACACACAGTGAAGTTCATGAACGACTTGAGTGTAAACATTGAAGAACTGGGTCGTGAACTGGACTTTGACAACTTGAGCAGGGGAGAACGCACCCGATTGATTCTCAGCATGAGCTGGGCATTCCGTGATGTATGGGAAAGCTTGTATCACCCTATCAACTTGATGTTCATTGACGAGCTGATCGACAACGGCTTGGACACTGCCGGCGTAGAAAACGCACTAGGCCTGCTGAAACGCATGAGTCGCGAACGCAACAAGAGTGTTTGGCTGGTGAGCCACAGAGACGAACTAGCCGGACGAGTTGAGAACATACTCAAGGTGGTCAAAGAAAATGGCTTTACTAGCTACAACACCGACGTAGAAACAAACTGATGTTAGCAACTTGGCATTTTCACATTGAGATCAGTAGCAAATGTACTTTGCGCTGTCCTCGTTGTGCTCGTCAAGAAGTACCCAACGGGCTAGTCAACACCGAACTTGATCTAGAGTTTTTCAAGCGTAACTTTACTCCTGAGTTTGTGTTAGCAAACGTAGAAAAGATCACATTCTGTGGTGACGACGGCGATCCTATCTATGCACATGATTTGATACCAGTAATTGAATATATCAAAAGTATCAAGCCTGTGGAGATTGTGATCATTACCAACGGGTCTCATAAAAAATCATCATGGTGGATACAATTAGCACAATTACTGGATTCAAACGACAGTGTGCATTTCAGCATAGACGGCTACGATAATGCTAGCAATAATTTGTATCGTGTCAACAGCGACTACCAAAGTATTATAGCAGGCATTGAAGCACTGAGGCACAATAGTGGTTGCAAGATTATTTGGGCTGCAATTGCATTCAAGTTCAACGAGGAAAAGTTGGACTACATGCAAGACCTTGCTCAACAGCTTGGTGTTGATGTTTTTCAAGTGACCAAGAGTACAAAATTTGGTAGCGTGTATCCCTCTTACGGTAGCAATGATCTACTGCAACCCAGTGCAAAATTTGTAAGCAGCACACATAGATTTGAACGAGAAGTTGTTGCGTTATCAGAAGCAGGTGAGTGGCAAACAATTCCGTTAACAAACTTAAAATTATTCAATCAAACCAAAAGTCGCAACAGTGTTACTCCGTTGTGCGAGATAGGCAACAAAGGATTGTATATTGATGCTCGCGGTAGGTTATTTCCCTGCTGCTGGGTAGCCAACAGATACAACCACAATTCAGACTGGCAACAACTAGCAAACAACTTTGATCTACACAACAGAACTTTAACAAATGCAATTGCAGATCCGTTTTGGAACACTGAGTTTCAAACGTTCAAATGGCAGGAATGTCAGAACAAGTGCAAGAGTTCGATAGTAAACGAAAAATACGCAACTTCATGGTAAGGCAGATAACTACTACATAAGGCAACAACGCAAAACAATACATGACATGGTTTTATCAAAACATCCCAGTTGAGACATTACCTGAAGAGTGTATTGGATTTGTATACTTAATCACCAATAATCTATCTGGACGCAAGTACATAGGCAAAAAACTAGCAAAATTTAGCAAGACCACTTACAAAACAGTCAAGCAAAAAAACGGCATCAAAAAGAAAAAGAAGGTTAGATCAAAAATTGATTCAGACTGGCGCGACTACTATGGTAGCAGCGAGCATCTAACCGCAGACATCGTACAATTAGGCA